ATCAAATGGGTTGCAACAGTTAGGGTTTAAGTCTCTTAATATGCACGAAGCCGGAGATTTCCGCTTACAAGATAATGGCGATGGGCAAGGAACTTTCATTTCTGAATGGAAGAGCGCACAACCGCAACCATCTGTTGCAGACATAGAGGCTGCTGACGCTGAATGGACAGCAAACTTTAACGCACAAGCATACGCCCGTAATAGAGCAACAGCATACGCATCCACTGGCGACCAACTAGATATGCAATACTGGGATAGCGTCAACGACACAACGACATGGAAAGATCACATAGCATCAGTTAAGACACAATTTCCAAAGGTATAAATTATGACAGTAGAAAGTGCATCATACATCAGCGGGTTAGTCCCGGCCTACCCCCCTGGCTCAGATTCTATCTCAGAGGGAGATGACCATCTTAGACTTATAAAGACAGTATTGCAGGGAACATTCCCCAATGCCAATGCTGCCATAAATGGGATTCATACGGGAACTTCTGCCCCAACCTCTACTTCAGCAGGCCAACTTTGGTTTGATACTAACTTAGATGTATTAAAGATACGGAACGAGGCTGACGGTGCTTGGGTAACTCTAGGGGCTTCCCCAGTAACGGACTTTAAGATTATGGGGTCTAATACGGTGGGTTGGATTCCTCCCACAGCAGACGGTAGCGCCGACCAATATCTCAAAACAGACGGTAGTGGCAACCTAGATTGGGCTACCCCGGCTGGCACTCCTTCTGGAGTTATACCCTCTGGCGGTATTATCATGTGGTCAGGAGCTGTAAGCGCAATACCTGCTGGGTGGGTAATATGTGACGGAAACAATAGTACGCCTGACCTAACAGGCAAGTTCGTGATCCATGCAGATGCGGATTCTGGTGGAACCTATGATGTTGGTGATAACGCTGCATTAGGGGCTACTGGATCGCATACGCTAACAACTGCTGAGATGCCAGCACATACTCATAGCTTTACGGGTAGGGGCTTTACCGCTAATAATGGGACAGGGGTATCCAATGATTACGGAGATTTTGCAGCAGGAACAACTACTGTAAGTTCAACTGGTGGTGGGACAGGACACTCTCATACTGGTAGTTTACCTCCGTATTACGCACTAGCTTACATAATGAAGACCTAAGAGGATACTATGAGTAGAATATCTATTATACCGGATGACGGCTCTATGATTGTTGATGGGGTTGCAGGATTTTTTTCTTATGATATTGGATCAGATATAAATGCTGTCCAATGGTATGGGGAGAATGGGACTGTTGAATACAGGGAAGTTGTCGGCGGTCAATCTATACCAACGAGAATAGACAATATAACCAGTTTCTCTCCATATGAGTATCTAGTACCACAATGGGAGCAGGCTGTGTTGGATGCTAAGGTAGCAGCTTGCGAGAATAACGTGGGCTATCATTGGGATGCAGCCTCTGCAACTTGTGTAAGAGATAGCTAAATGCCCTTAGTTCCAATCAATGACCTTGGAAGCGTAGGAATAATAAAAGATATACCCCCGTATAATCTTCCTGAAAGTGCTTGGTCTAATGGGAGCAATATAAGGTTTCTTAACAATGGCGTAAAGAAATGCCGTGGTTATACTGAGGTCATGGCAACCTGTCCATTCGATCCTTATTACATACTCCCCTACGAGGATGCTGGTGGAACATACTATTGGCTTGCCTTTGGGGAGGATGATATAGCCGTATGGGATAATACTAACTGGACTGACATAACCAGACAAACAACCCTAACCCTAAACGGGGCTGTATCAGCAGGTGCCGCCACTATAACTGTAGACACAGGGGCAGCCTTGACAGCTTTATCAGCTACAGGAAGCCTCAAGATTGGCACGGATATAACGGCTGATGCAAGTACCAATAGGTATGAAACCTTTAACTACTCTGGTAGGAATACATCGACCGGAGTTATAACCCTAACCTCCCCAGCAGTTACTCTATACGACCATCCAGACGAGGCTGTCGTTACCCCTACATTAACAACGACCACTACAGACCAAGATTACGATGCGAATACGACATCGAGAAAGTGGACTGCGACCAAACATAATGGGATAGTTGTCGCCACCAATGGGTATGACACTCCTCAGATGTGGCCCCTTAGCAGCGGTATACCAAATAAAACTCATCCAATGATGGAGCTAAGTAACTGGCCCTCCACCCTAGAGAAGTGTAGTGTTATAAGGTCATTCAGAACCTTTCTAGTTGGGTTAAATTGGGATAGAACTAATCCAGAGCCTAGACTTGTAAAGTGGTCTACGGAGTCATCATTCTACGTTGCTCCCTCTACATGGGATGAAACAGATGCAACCCTCGATGCTGGTGAATATGAATTAGCAGATACGCCAGGAGAGATAGTAGATGGGCTTCCTCTAGGGGATTCGTTTATTATATACAAGAACGATAGTATCTACATTATGAACTATGTAGGCACTCCCTACATATTCTCCTTTAAGTTGCTTACGCCAACCATAGGTTGCCTCACAAAGAATGCTGTAGCTGAGTTTGAAGGCGGTCACTTCTTTATGGGGAACTCAGATTTTTACCTGAATGATGGTCAGTCTATAAAACCCTTACTACCAGATAAACTTAGAAGGGCTGTATTTGATGTTATCAATGCTGGTGATACAAGCAACCCAAGCTGGAAGAAGTGCTTTGTTGTTGCGGATCATCTGCACAATGAAATGTTAGCCTGTTATCCATCAGACAACTCTACAGTAGTCAATAAGGCTGTGATATGGAACTGGAGAACGGGCACTTTTTCTTTCAGGGATTTGCCAACTACCTCGCATATAGCCTCTGGAATCATGGCTCTCTTCCCTTCTGGTCAATCATGGAATGCTACTACAGGAGCTTGGGAAGGCGACCCTGCTGCCTGGGGAAGTTCTGCTTATGATACACACTTAGAGAATTTAGTGTTTGCTGATGTAAGTAATAGAAAGTTGTATCGAGATAATAGCGGAAACAAGAATGGGGCTGACAACATGAGTGCTTATATAGAGAGGTCTGGGTATGACCTTGGCGACCCTCAATCAGTTAAGTTTGTAAGTGCTGTATATCCTGAAATGGAAGCCTCTGGAGCCTATCCTATGAAGGTATATGTGGGTTCTCAAATGTCTACGGAGGGTGCTATAGATTGGGGTGATGGCATAGACTTTAACCCGGACACTCAATCAAAAGTTTCATGCAGGGCTACTGGAAAGTATTTTGGCGTTAGGTTTGAGTCCACTACCGATATGGATTGGAAACTACATAGCCTTGCATTTGAAGTACAGGACAGAGGTAAGAGAGGAAAGAGGACTTACTAATGGCTAACGCCCCGTCCAAAAACGTAAAGAGCGTCAACAGATGGTCACCTAATCCAGCCCCTGTTGACCCCGCACAACTCCCTGATTACCTATTTAATGAGTTAAGTAGGGTTGGGAGTATTATTTTCAACCTAGATACATTCAGACTAGAGCCAACTTATGTCGCACCAGAAAAACCAAGAGCAGGGGATATTAGATACGCCGCAGGATACGGAACCGCAGGCACATGGGGAGCAACGCTTGGGGCAGACGGAATCTACTGGTACAACGGAACAACCTGGACTGCCATGTGAAATATCTATAGTATCTACCGAGGATGCCCCTAAGGTATGGGAAGAGGTGTATCCAATACTGGATAGATGCCAAAGATATGCAAACGGAGAACTGTATACACAGGATTATCTAGAGATGATTCTGGATGGGAATGTTCAACTGTGGGTTGCCTCTGACAAGGAAAAGATATTTGCTGCTATGCTTACCGAGTTTATAGCCTATCCGAGGAAGAAAGTTCTCAGGATAATTGCTATTGCTGGCAACAGAATGGAGAGTTGGATGGAATTTTTCCCGGCATTAGAGGCCGCCGCTTTAGGTGTTGGTTGCACAGGACTTGAGGCGCAAGGCAGAAAGGGATGGCTTAGGGTTCTCAAGGATTGGGAATGCTCCTACTATGTACTAACAAAAGATATAAAACATAGGCTACAATAATGGCTACTGATTACACAAAACCAACATACTCTAGTCCAGAATTGGGATTTGATGTTCCTGCGTATGTGAAAAAATACTATGATGACTTGGCGGCGAAGAAGGCTGAGGAAGATAGCGCCCAGCAAAACCAGCCAGAGGGGGCAGGGGTAAGAAGTTCTCAGCTCTGGGATAGCCCTGACCCGAAAACCCGTAAGGCTGTGGGTTGGGGTGGTGGCGAGTTTACACAGGGCGAGGTTGATAGTGGGGTGGGCCTTCCTAGTGTGACGAGATACACCGATAGCGGAGAGCCAGTTGATATGGGTAACCGCACGGCGGGGCTTGCGGTAATGAAGATGATGGAAAAGCTACCTCAAGCGGTTATACCGGGTTATGCGTTTGCCAAGGTTGTTGACAGCATGATAAATAAGCCTGGGCAGACCACTGCAAGCACAGAATCTAAGGTATTACCCAGCCCATTTTCTAAACCACAAAATATATTGGAAGTTGTAGATGATACAGACGATGACGAGATTCTTACTACCGCATCAACACCCACGACCAATTATAGCTGGCCTGAGATTACTGGGACGCAGCAGTCGTGGAATACTGGAACCAGTAACGTAAACCCGTTAAACGCATCAGAGATGGGTATTCTTGATATGTTACGACAAGCAGCGGAGCAGAATGCTGACGAAGCGAATGTAGCCATTGACATGAATGCGCCTGTCGTAGACAACAAGCCGTTTTAGAGGAATAAATTATGAGTGGAGCAACAAAATCATCGACTAGCGCGAAGCCTTGGGACGTTCAAATACCGTACTTAAAGGCTGGCTTTGACAAGGCTGGAGCCATCCTAAAGCAAGGCCCAGCAGACTACTATGGTGGCAAGACTCAGGCTGAATTCAGAGGCCCAGAGAAATGGGCGCATGGTCGTATTGCTGATTTTGTTCGCGGTAAAACCATGCGGAATATGCAGGCGAATCAAAGGAATCAATTAAATCAGTCTTACAGAAGGGCAGACCAGATGGATGCCTTAGCGGCCGCAGCTCAGAAACACGGCCTTGGTGTTGCTAATAAAGTCGGCGCATACGGTCAGACCGCAATGGACTACGGCGATGACATGATGAGGTCTGGGATGACCCAAGATCAATACTCCAATATAACGCCTTTTCAATCCTCCCAGCTTAAAGATATGCTTGCTGGCAAGGTAAATGTGGATGCGTTAAACCCTGTATTGGCAGCTCGTAAGAGAGATGTAATGAGTCAGCTTGAGGGGCCAAGTGGTATGTTGGCTCAGATACGGCAGAAGACTCTTGGTTACCAACCAGGAGGCGGATCGAGAGGTGATATTGTTACTGGCATGGCTGCGAAGGAAGCGACTCAGAGGCTTATGGATGAGTCTAAGGGTATGTATGCAGACGCTTACGCTAAGGCGCAGGATAGGAGATTGCCAGCGGGGCAGATGTCTTTGGATGCACAGTTAGCCGCGCAGCAACTAGGTATGCAAGGGGCTGAGACTAGGTTGGGTGCTGGACGTTTGGGTCAGCAAGCCTATGGAACAGCGTTAGGCGCTAGGACTGCTGCTGGTCAGCAAGGCCTTAGCGCATTAGATAGAGCAAAAGGAGTTATGATGACTCCCATAGATATGGCTAAAGAGGCTGAAAGAATAGGCGCAAAGCAGAGAGCATACCGACAAGAGACAATGAACCAAGCAATGGCTAAGTATAACTACAATGCCAACAAGGAACAGCAGGCTCTCCAGAATTATATGTCAATGATCTCTGGTCAGTATGGCGGTTCTGGCTCATACAATGCAAGCCCGTTATCTACAATGGGTTCGTTAGCGGCTCTGTTCAAAGGGTTCAGTTAATGGCTGGCCTTACTGAAGAGCAGAAGAGGGTTATTGCGCTTCTGGAAAAAAAGCAACCGGGATTAGCCGCATTGTATAAACAACAGTTCGAGGCTGACAATAAGGCCACTATGATGGCTCATTTTGAAACGGTTATTGGTGATGACGAACTATCTATCCCCACGGGGAAAAGAGGTCGCGCCCAGTTTTCCCCTCAAGTAGCACAAGACTTTGCGCTTGATCCATTTATAAGTAAAGCCCCCCAATCCCTTGGCGGGAAGACTATGGCTCCTGTAAATGAAAAATTATTATACCCCTGGAGGGAAGACCCTGATATGCAGGGAATTGAGAGGCGTTCTCCTTGGTGGGATTTAATGGGATACAATAGGTAATACTATGGCTGAAGATAGAATTCTAAGGTGGGGAGATACTGTTCGGGGAGAATACAATAAGATGTATCCTGGGTGGAATCCCCCCGATTGGGCATTGAAAAAGTTAGAGGAGAGATGGCTGGAGGCTAATCCCATGTCTAAGAATTGGAATGAGGTTAAGGCCGGACAGACCTACTCATTTCCAACCTCAAGTTATCCGGCCCAGTTTGGGTTAAGGAGCCAGATAAAGGATAAAAGCAGACTAACCCCACAAGAATACATACTAATAAGTTCCGCGCTGAACAGGTCTAAGCTGGCGCAAGAGACTCAAGTAAATTCTCTTAGGAGGTTAGCCAATAAGACGGGGAAATTCACTCTTCCAGCCTCAGGCATAAGTGCCAGTTTGCTTAAAAATGTCATGGATGGTGACGAAGAGGATATACAAAACCAGATTATTCACATGGCGGCCCAAGAGGATTTGCCCACAACAGAGGACTTCAATGAGTGGTATGAGCAGTGGAAATTCGATCCCATCTACTTTAATAAGGCTAGTGCAGCCCACCAGGGGAGGATAAAATTTGAGCGTGGTGGAAAGGAGCATGATATAAAGCTAAGGAAGGATGCTGAGCTGCAGGTTATAGATAATATATCTGACGAAATGATGGAGGCTTTTAATCGCGGTGAAATGTCAGGCCCGGCCGGAACCTCTATAGATGATTGGCTTAATAATAATTATGGGGAACTGGATCAGTTGCACTATAGGATCGCAG